CACGCCACCAAACACGGCGGCTTCGGAAGATGACCCGGCGTCGATGAAGGCGCCGGCCGTTAATAACTAAAAATATAAAAGGGTATTGGCTTTTTTATATTTTCAGTTTAAATGTTTGCTATGAGTAAGGATGGCGGGCTGTAAGGATATAAATGAGTATGTAAATGAACGTTTACCGCTACCCGAATCGTGGAAAAAAGGAGAAGAGGGAGATGATGTTTGGTACGTAAGTCCAACAGGTGATAGTCAATGGGAGCGACCCGATAATGATGTAGTTAAAGCTTTAGTTAGTCGTATAAAAGATCGTACTAGAGAAGAGATTCTTGATACTTTACTTACAAAACCTACAAGAGTTTTAATAGATTTATTAGGAACCCCTGCTATACAACTTTGTTTTGGTAAGGATAAAGACAGTAAAATAAAGGACTTAGAAGACGCCGCGGAAAAAGCTATTGAAACAACAAAAAATGTATTTGGAGTTAAAAAGCGTCAACCTACACTATTAAAACCTAAAAATATTACTCAAAATATAGTTGATATGTATAAGATACTCGATACACTATATGATAATAAAAAAGATATCTTTGAGAATAAAAAAGATATCTTTGAGAATAAAAAGGCTACCAATATTCAACGTATATTTAGGGGATATAAAACAAGGCGAAATCAAACTGCAGTTTGGACACGTCATATCGATGGGGATGAGATATGGTATGTTTCACCGAGGGGTGAGTCATTATGGGAACTGCCAAAAGGCGCGAGATTTATAAATGCAGCTCCAAATACAAATGTAGAAGAACGAGCACAGGCCAATGCAAATGCAGAAGCAAATGCAAGGGTTGCTGCTAACGCACACGCAGCTGCAAATGCGAAAGCAAAAGCAAAAGCAAAAGCAGAAGAAGAAGCAAAAGCAGAAGCAACAGCAAAAGCAGAAGCAAAAGCAAAAGCCTTAAGAGAGCTTGCTATTATTACACTACGAAGAGAAAAACTTGAGAAAGAAGCTAAAGCCGCACAGAACTTATCAAATAAGTTGAAAGCTCAAAAAACAATAAAAAAGATAGAAGAAGACTTAACAAACATAGATAAAGATGGTAAAACAATGCTTATGACATATATTAATAGTGCTGGAATCACGCCTGGGGATGAATACAAAAATAAAGCTATAGAGCTTATCAATAATACCGAAATGCTAGGTAAATCTGAAATAGAAATACAAACAATATTAAATATTGTCGATAATACAAATCAAACAGCATTAATGCTTGCAGCTAAGTATGGGTTTTTAGATATTGCTAGTCTTCTTATTAAAAAAGGTGCTGATATAGATAAAAAGGATAAAGATGGTAATACAGCATTAATGATTGCAAGTCAGAAAAAAGATGGTAATACAGCATTAATGCTCGCAGGTCAGAAAGGATATATAGAGATAGTTAATCTACTTATTGAAAAGGGTGCTAATATAAATATAAAAAATAACGATGGTAATACCGCATTGATGCTTGCATGTTTAAAGAAACATCTAGATATTGCTAATGTATTTATTAAAAAGGGAGTCGACTTTACCGAAGTTAATAAGAAGGGTGAAACAGCATTTATCTTAGCACTAAAACATAGATATAAAGATAGTGATGTAAATAAAGATAGTGATGTAAATGTAAATATATTTTGGGCTGATAAAAGAAAAAAAGATGCAATAGATACATGGATTAATATACCAACGACAGATTCTGAGACAGCATTAAGTATAGCAATTAAAACCCATAATAAATACATTAAATGGATACTTTTTAATGCAAGTAAAACTCGTATAGTTACTAAATATATAAATGTGTCATTATTGTATATAGCTGCTGGATTTAATAATTTAGAAGCTTTAGAACTATTAATAACTCGATATGAATCAAATCCTAATGAATACAATAAAGATTTTGATTTTTGGTATACACCATTAATGAAAGCGGCAGTTAATGGTAATAAAGAGATTGTAGAGGCTCTTCTTAGACACAAAGCAAATCCTACATGTAAAGTGTTGAATAAAAAAGAGGAACCTCTTGAAGGTATAGTTACTTTAGTTGGAAATTCTAAGAAATCTTATATAGATAAAGAAACTAAGCAAAACAAGGAATGGATACAGGCTTGGACAGATATAAAAGATAAATCATACGAAGAAACGGATAACTATAAAAAGGAAGATACAAAAATAAAAGAAATAAAAGAAATGAATGCAACAAATAATGCTAAAAAAGAATATATGACTGGATGGCTACATAAAAAAACAGAGGAATTTAATAATAAGAAAAAAACAGCTAAACAAATGTATGAAATAGCTATGAGCAAAAATCCAGAAGAGGAAGCAAGTAAAAGATATGATGAGATAATATTAATATTAGAACAATCAATAAAAGCAATAAAAGATGCGTTTGGAAAGGCGCTACCTGAATGTGTTATGCCGCCCACGGAAGGCGGGGGCAGACATTATCGAACTACAAATAAATCTAGAAGGAGGTTAAGAAGTATAAAGAATAAGACCCGGCGCCTTCGATAAAAATCTGTGGTACTTGTAGAAGATTGTTTGAATGGGTGAATCAGTTAAAACATTTGATGATTATAAAAATATCGCAAAGAAAGCGAAGGCCAAGGTCTTGAACGCGGTAAAAAGAAAAGATTGGAATGCATCGGGAAAAGCGGCGGAGACGTGGGCAGAGGCCAATGAATATGTGAAGGAACATTTGAAATCTCAATATGAGCAACAAAAAACAATTATGTTATCATTCGCTCGAAAGTGTAAAAGCGCTTATGTTGCGAGTACTATAGAAACATTGAATAAAATTATTGCAGAGTTAAATGAAGATAGCAGTGAAAATATGAATACTATAACTTCAGATTTTAATGATACTATAAGTAAATATATAACTCCTACACTTAAAGAATGTCAAGGAAAAGAGCCGAAACATAAGCCTTTCGTGGCACCCCCTTCGAAGCATGCTGGTGGCCGTCGCACACGCCGCGTAAAGCGCGGTCGTAAGGGAACGCGGCGCCAATAAAAATAGTAGGTCCTTGTAGAAATGTCTATTTTAACATATTGGTTTGGTAATAAACGCACAAATAAAGCGAATACAACAAACGCGGCAAAAAAAAGAAAGAACTTAATAAGCAAATTAAGTACGGCTCAGAATAAGGATCTACGTAACGAATCAAAGAAGCACCAAAAGGCGACAATATTAGGAACTAATATAGTGAGTGAGACTAAATCAGCAAAAGAAGCGGTTAACTTAGGCGGCGGCACACGCCGCGTAAAGCACGGAAAACGTAAGGTAACTCGGAGACAGGGGGGTGGTTTGACGCCCGAACAAATGGATCGGAAAACGACAGTGCATAATGCAACGGCGGTAGCGCTGGCAGCACGTGCAAAGGCCGCGGAGTCGCTGGCCGCGAGCGAGCTCGAGCTGGCGAGGGTGCGCCAGAGGAAAGACCGCCTCGAGCGCGAAGCGGTCGCGGCCGCGCAGGTCGTGAGCCAGATGCGCGAGGAGGCCGTCCGCCTCGCGGCGGACGCGCGGGAGAAGCAGGCGGCTGCCGCGCGGCTGCGCGCGCTCGCCGCGAGCGAGCTCGAGCTGGCGAGCGTGCGCCAGAGGAAAGACCGCCTCGAGCGCGAAGCGGCCGCGGCCGCGCAGGTCGTGAGACAGAAGCGCGAGGAGGCAAAGAAGGAAGTAAAGGAGTATGATGAAGATGAGGATGGTGATGATGAAGGTCATCATGAAAACATAAACTGGGCTGAGCGCTTACGGGAAGCGGCCGCTAAACGCATCGGACAGCTTAAGCCCCGCCCCCAATAAACACTAATGAGTACAAAACAACCCTGGAAAGGTGCGCTCCTGATTACAGGCGAACCTGGCTCGGGTAAATCCCGTTGGATTCGTGATGAGGCTCTTGTTGCGAAAGCGAAGCTATTCCGGTGGAATGCCCGCGTCGACCGCAGCTTACGAGAAGGCCGTGAGGTGCTTCACAAGCAAGTGCGTTCCAAGGAGCGCATGTTTGTGTGGCTCGAGGGCGCGGACGACTTAACGCAAGAAGCCCAGGCATTCCTCCGGCGCATTCTGGAAACATCATCATCATCCGTGACGTGTTGCCTAGAGGTGCGTGAACTGTGGAAGCTCTCGTCACCGATTCTCTCTCGCTGCACAGTCGTATCTATGCGGTCCGATTCTTCCTTCCGCGCCTCCAAGCTAAAATCAACTGCGCAGAGTCTAGGCATTAAGCTGTCAGATCCGCCGATACAGATTCCTAAATGGAATGAGATTCAGGCCCTCCGAGTCAGTGGGGCCGACCCCTACTTGATTGTTGATCGCTTATTGACTGAATATGGCCCAATGCACCGAGGCATACAGTCAATGATGAAGTCGATTGGCGCAGGTTCATCGCCATGGATACAGATTGCACATTTGCTCCTGCGGGATAATCCCGCCGCATAAGTCAGCCTATCTAAATAAACATGGACATCGGAGGCGAAGGAGTCGGTGTCTATACAGAAGCGAAGGGTGAATACACCCGCCAGCTCTGCCAGTTTCTAGTCCCGGCCCTTCAGAAGTTTTACATCGAGTTGGTGGAGGCTGCAAAGAAGGCCGAACCCGATTCCAAGAAAGTTCTTCTAAAGTTCCAGCATTTATTGGAGGATATTTCAGAGTGGAATATTGATAAGGTGCAGCGTGAGACGCAGCAGATTGCCATGAGCACTCAGTGCGATTATTTGGAAGAGTTACTTACTGCTGTCTTTATCGCGCACACGAAGGTTCTATCGGCAATCAGACTCACGAACAAGCAGAAGAAGCTGCAAATAACCATTCCGAAGCTGGACCATTTTCTACATAAGACGATGGTTGAGTGCGCCAGGCTTCTCTGGAGCAGCACATACCTTTTCTCGAGTGCCGGCCCGTCAATGGAAAGACAGAAGAATCACCGCCAGATTGAGGCTCTTCTGATGGACGGAGTTCTTCAAGGTATCCGGAGTATGCTTCCGGTCAAGAACATTCTGAGAGAGTATTTGCGCGAAGATGTTGAGGATGAGGGAGAGGAAAAGGAGGAGGATGAGGCGGAGGCAGAGGCTAAGGAAAAACCTGAAGGCAAACCTGAAGGCAACCCTGAAAGCAAACCTGAGGAAAAGCCTGAGGAAAAGCCTGAGGAAAAGCCTGAGGAAAAACCTGAAGACAAAGATTCGCCCGAATCGGTATTGACAGAAACAACTGCAGTCGTAGTAACAAAGGTTGACTCCGAACAAAATACCGTAGTTGATAATTCAAACAACATTATCGTGATCGAAGCGGATACGGGTGTGAAGTTTACTGGGGTCGATTCCGTTTTCGATGCCGAGCACCCCGAAGAGTCTCACTTAGAGAAGACTTCGACGGCAGAAACAGAAAAACAAGAAGCAGAAATCATTGATGAAGTAAAGTTTATTGACGCCCCTCCGGAACCAATGGACGACTTCGATGATTTAAACCTTGTGAAGGACGAAACCCTCCCGATGGATTTCGATGAACAGATATCTTAACTTTGTGACTTTCTTTTAACGAAGGTAAACGCGCCGCTTACCCTCCCTTTTTTTCCACCCCAGCCCCCAGAAAATGACTGACACTACGGCCCTCTTTTCAGGAATGGGCCTCGGAGGTGTTCTGATTTCATCGCTCGGAACAGGCAGCACAATATTTGTTGAGCATAAGTCTCCGACACTCAAAACAGTAATGCGCGATTTTATTATTGGCGCCGTCCTCGTCGCCCTTATTATGCAGCTTTTACCTGAATCGACGACGAGTCTTGTAAAAGCCGTTCTTGCAATGATGCCTGCTATGAGCCTAGCCAATATGAACTTTGCGGCTGCAACGGTTGCGGAATCTACCGATGATATGGAGGTGCAGGTCGGTGTTCCGAACTTCTAACGCTGTGTGTTAACGGTGATGCTTTATTCTAACGAAGCTCGGAGAGTTTCGTTATTGCAGAGCTTATCAACAAGAAAGTCACGACGTTAACAAAAGAGCGACCAACACTTCACCCCAACGGTTGACGGATTCACTTGGAATCGGTCAAAGGCTGGGTCAGCAAACTGGCGCGAAGGGACAGCTCCATGAACCTTCTCGGCAATATGCTTGTATAAATCGAAGTCGGGGAACTTCTCGGAACCATCCGGGTTAATCAGAATATTCTCACGATTGTCATCGAGCATCCACTTCCACATACAGTTGAACAAGGGTGACTCCGTCTCATTCACTTCATTTCCTTCCTCGGAACTCAGAACAACACCACCCTCCTTTTCAGGCGGCGGATCCGGGAATATACTTTCAAATAGACTGACCGCAAGGCGGGCAAGGTCAAACGAAGGATTCGGGGGAATCAATGTCGCCGGCTGCTCAACAAGAGGAGGAAAACTATACTGGCCATCTGCATCATTCCCGGCCTTGAAGTCATCGCTGATAAACTGCTGGCCGTTGATTGTAAAAATCGAGCGACCGAAATCAATAATCTTGAAGAGCTTTCCGAACGTAGGAACCTTGAATACGGCACCAGCGTGCGTCTTATAAAAGAGAAACTCTTCATCAGTTTTAGTCCAAACAATATTGTTTGTATGGAGATCATTGTGTGTGAACCCGATAATGGCCTGAGCTACAGATAATCCGGCAAGAATCTGGAACATCCACGCTGACCACAGAATCTCCCAGTCTTCTGAATCGGGTGTGCATCCAATGCACGTGTAGTCATCTAGAAGTTCATCCATAGTTCCCTCGTTCTTATCTATCACGATTAACATAACGGGAAAGTTCTTCATTTCAGAATAAATCTGGTAGTCGGGTCCTTCTTCTTCCTCATCCTCTTCCTCATCCTCATCCTCATCCTCATCCTCATCCTCGGCTTCGTCGTCAGCATCATTTGCATCGTCTTCCTTGGACCCTTTCTTGTCTTTCTTGCTTTTCTTTTCTTTTGCAGGCGTATCTTCCTCGGCAAATGACATATCCGAATCACCGCCACTGTGAATAGAGGCATCCTTCTCATTAATATCGGCCACCTCTACCACTTCTTCCTCTTCCCCTCCTTCACCTTCACTTCCAGATTCACTAAAAATGGAGCCAGGTGTTGTTAACTCTGCCAGTATATCATCTGGTATCGGCTCATCCGCTGCACTCGGATTACTAATCTGAATGCTAAACCGACCGTTCTCCTTTCCATCCCAGAACCAGCGTTCATGCCGATAGCTTTGAAACTCCTCCCCGATATTATAACGATATATATCGGCGTTTGCGCAAAATGCCCCATAAAATGCATGAAAATGCGGGGAGGCACCACCTTCTGCCAAGCGGCCGAGCGCGTAACTGGCAATCGCTTCGACATATGCCTGATTGCAGGGGTCCTGTAACTTCTGGATGGTGGTATCTTGGGGTACTGCAGGATACTTTCCCTGCATCCAACGGACAGGGTCAAGAAGATGCGTTACCTTCACATAGGCATTTCGGCCATTTACCTCACCACTCATATCGGTCGTAGGTCCAACAACAACTCTGCATGGCCCTCTTACACCGGATATATCTAAGCTGTGAATCATCCATTTGCAGTCAAGCCATACATCCGATGAGGGGCTCGTTGCCACATTCACCAGTTTTCCCAGTGTCGGAAAAAATGTTTGTAGCCTACTGTATCCATGAACCTGATGAAGTCCCTCAGGCAGCGGAGCAATCCGGAATGTTGGCGGAGGAAGAGACATTCCCCGGAGTTCAGATGTCATTCTTGACTTTATGAAGATAGAAACTACGTGCGCAATACCGCAGTTTAAAATAGTTTTGCTCCTTCTAGAGTAAACCATATGTCAAATCCGGCGGCTGTTAACATTTCATTGAAGAAGTTCGACATGAAGAAGATTCAACAAGACGCCGTAGTCGTTTTCATTGGCCGGCGGCGCACAGGCAAATCCACGCTCGTTCGCGACCTTCTCCATAATCACCAAGAAATGCCTCTCGGAACAGTTATTTCGGGTACAGAGGAATCCAACTCATTCTACGGAAAGATGATTCCACCCCTCTTTATTCACGGTGAATACAACTCTCTTATCGTCTCAAACTATGTCAAGCGTCAAAAGATTATCATGAGCAAGATTCAGGCGGAGATTGCGGCCGGTGTCAAACAGAGTCGGTATGATCCCCGGTCATTCTTGATTCTGGACGACTGTATGTACGATGACAGCTGGACCCACGACAAGAATATTCGCTATCTTTTCATGAACGGCCGCTGGCTCAAGGTATTTTTCTTGATTACCATGCAGTATCCGCTCGGTATTCAGCCGGCGCTCCGTACAAACGTCGACTACGTGTTTATTCTGCGTGAGCCGTATCTAACAAACAGAAAGCGCATCTTTGACAATTATGGCTCGGCCTTTCCTTCGTTTGAGTTTTTCTGTCAGATTATGGACCAGTGCACGACGAACTATGAGTGCCTTGTGATTGATAACACGAGTCAGAGCAATAAAATGGAGGATTGTATCTATTGGTACAAGGCGGAAATGCACTCCGATTTCAGAATCGGCGCCCCTGAGTTCTGGCAACACTCGGCCAACTTCTACAGGGATAAGGATGAAGAGGAATCGAACAAGTACGACCCGAACGCCCATACGAAGCTAAAGGGGCCGGCGATACATGTTCGCAAGAACTGATACCGTTATTTTATAATTTAGACGGTAGGATGAACGAGTGGCAGTCGTTACTTATCTTTGCAGTTGTAGCAGTTTTACTTTTAATCGCCGATCGCTACTATCGCATTGGTGTAGAAGGATATGAAAGTATGCCCGTGCCGGCTCAGCGGTGTGGCGTCGATATGCCCCCCTGCGCCTACCCGACAATCTGTGGAAATGGAGTCTGTATAGCCCCTGGTACAAAGATTCTAGGCGAGAGAGACCCTCTTCCGGTTGTTTAATAAACAGAGTCACGCCGTTACGGAATTTAACTTAGACAATAGTAGAATGAAGCTTGCGAAGGGAGCATATGGCCTCGGCTGCCTTGTTATGGTGCTTGTATTAGCGGTCTCCGTTTTGCCGTGGATTCGTAAGAGATTTGCGCGTTCATTCCCTGAAGGATTCCGCGACACGGATTGCGAGGGGGTAAACTGCAAGGAAGGAGAGTTCTGTCAGCAGAATGTCTGCCACCAGATTTCGCCTACGTACACAAACTCTTACTTTCCCAAGTCGGCGTAACGGCGTGACTTTAAAACTATAAAATCTCTTATTTTAAAAAAATAAGAGATTTTGGATTTGAATCGACCTCATAAGGTTTACTCGGGTTGTCCCATCTTTCTAGCAATCGCAAGGTCAGCCGGTCCATCGTTATTAAACATCTCGGAAAAGGAAGCTGCTGCTGTAGGCATCGTCACGACCTCAGCAACCTCGGCAACCTCAGCCACCTTCTTCTTTGAGCCCGCCATCGCCTTCTGCCGCTGCTCCTTCTCAAACGTGTCACGCGCCTCCTCATTCTCCTTGTACTTCTTCATGAGAGTGTTAAGCTGATCCTCAGCATACTCTTGGTCGCTCACCTCATGCGGCGCCGGGTCCCAGGGCAGCCATTTGCCAACCTCTCCGACAAAGATATTGTGAAGAGTATCGAGGCGCTGCAACTTCTTGGAACGGGCAACCGCCTCTACCTGCGACGAGTAAACGCCGCGAATCTTCAGCCCCCGAACAGTCGTCCGGAAGTCATTCTTGGCATAGAAGTCATCCTCCAGCTTTTGCTTATTCTTGTAGATAAAATCGTCATAGAGCTCCTTAATCTTCGATAGCGTCATCTCCTTTTGGTTTGTCTTCACGAAGCCGTGAAACTCATCCATGACGGTATCAATGCGGATACGAGACTGACGGCATACTGCAGCAGCACCGCTCAGATCCTTCTCCTCGAGCTTATCAGCCTCCGCGTCCAGCTTCTTATTGATGTCGGTAAACGTCTTTACAAGATATTTCTCCATGCTTGTTACGCGCGTATCTAGCTCATACGTCTCAAGAAAGCGCTCAAACATGAAGTGGTCCTTATTTACAAGAACCTTCTCCGGGCTGAGAAAACTCAGAAGACAAAACTTCTGTCCCGGTAAATCTGCATCCTCAGTGAGAAAATCCTCGCGTTCCTCGGCCATTGTTCTTGCTCTACTAGGCCTATCACGAATCCTTTAGATGAATAAACGCACGCCGCAAAAAAAAATCTTTATAAGAAATATATAAGACATGGACGCCACATCCGAAATCGTTAACCGTGTGATCAAGTACTTAGTTGAGGGTCTCTTCGTCGCCGCCGCTGCGCTCTTTATCCCGCGTCGCTCCCTGCCGCTTGACGAGATCCTCTCCCTCGGCGTCGTCGCGGCGGCCGTCTTTGCCATCCTCGACGTTGTATCTCCCAGCATCGGAATGTCCGCTCGCCAGGGCGCCGGCTTCGGTATTGGCGCGAACCTCGTAGGATTCCCCGGTGCGCGTCTGTAAAGTCATGGAGACAAATACAGGAGCTTCGCGACGCGTATAATGTAGAAGGCCCTTATCCTTCTTAGCTGTCAAATAATAGTTGCGATAACATTCAATGGCATCGGCACTATTTTTATACTTATCATCCATTGCAATAGCAAAGGGAGTAAGACCCTTTGATTTTAGAGCAGGTGGATTCTCCTTCAGCCACTTCACGTGTTCGGCACAGGCATGCGTCTTTCCCCACCGATACGTATACTCCTCACCTAACGCTATACCGAGTTCGCATGCAAATAGATAGTTCTCTAGAGAGGCACGAATCCATTTCGTACATGGATGATTAATGTGTGAGAAGGTGTATCCGCGCGTCTGACTATCCTTTTTTGCCGGTGCAGTTGCCATTCTGCTGGGAGGAGTTAGCCCCTTCTTTGCCTTAATCACGAGTCCCGGATACGCCGCAGTCCAGTGTGCAGTATAGAGCATTTGGCACGTTTCGAGTATCATCTTGACAACATGTTTATCTACATGGGCTTGTGCTGCCTCCTTTGGATTTGCATGCAGAATAAAGAGATTCATTGCATCACGGCGTGGCGCCGGCATATCAATTTTATATAGACCGGATAAACTCCCAGCTCAAATCCTCACAAATCTTCTGCCAGATTTTATCCTGCACATAGAGCTTGTCGCGATTCTTCAATAGAGGAAATGACGGTAGATACTCATCCAGCTCCAGGAGCTCACAGAACTTGTAGAGAACATAAGAATACGAAAGAAAGTTGCTGCGGTCCTTCGGACAATGTTTCTGAAAGGACGGCTGAATCTCCTTAAACATATAGCGTAACTTCTCCTCAACTTCACGACTCATCACCGGCGCATTCTGCCCATTCAGGCGATTCATAATATGGGGGACGTGCTCATAATACTTATTGAACTTCAACTTTTTCAGTATCTCACGAATCTTGGCCGGCTTCAGTGTCCGATAATCCATAATGCGCTCCTTCTTGAGCTCAAGCAGAATCGCGTCATAGACCTCCGTGGGAATCTCAGTGCTTTCCTTTGCCTGAAACTGCGCAAGCCACTCATTAAAATGGTTGATGCGCTTGTAAGCATAGTATGACACCTCGCGCGGCGGATCCTTGTAGCTCGGCTTGTCCGAGTCAATCAACACAAACTCTTGGTATCCACAGAAGGGGCATGTGAACAGGGCCTCATTTGCACTGAAAATCATCTCCTTCTCACACTTCGCGCACTCTCCATACGGGTCGTGGTCAATCTGATTAGCGACACGGGCGTGCTCAGGGTCAACCTTCAAAAGATACTGCTCTAGCAGCTTGTCACGTCGCAGCGTCTCGCTATTATTCGATGTTCGAACCGGCTTAACTATTTCTTCCGTTTTTGCAGCACTATCGAGTGCGGCCAGAATGCTTCCAGGCATGGCCCTATTCCCCGAGTTCTTCGGCTTCGCCTCAATGCCCTGTGATATTTTATCTTGGATTTCATAATATCTGTATAAGATTTCCCCCGTCTCCAGATAATAATCAAACAACTCGGATTTACTCTCACGTTTTTCTAACTCTTTCTCTGCATCTTGAATCTGCTGTTGGTAAACGGTGTATTCAATATCATCCTTACTTTCCGCCGACTTTTTTTTCATTGATTCTAAACTGGTTCTAACTTCCTCCAGATGACTTTCTTTTTCTAATATCTTAGTTATTTGCACTTGGTGGAGCGTATCTAAGGTGGTTCTCGCTTCAGGATTACTTCTTTTTGTGGGTCGTATCTTGAAGAAGGCACCTTGCGACATTCTACTGAGGGTCCGTATCTCTTTTTAGGCAGGAGTATGGGATTGCGGCCGACGCCAAAAAACAACTATCCCCGGCAGGCCATTTTCTCTGGAACTTGCGGCCCGCCTCCAAAAAAACTTTGGTTTCTGCCAAAATTATTTTCTTCCCAATAGTTATAAAAAATGACAGGTGGTGGTCTTATGCAGCTCGTCGCCTACGGTGCGCAGGACGTTTACCTCACGGGTAACCCGCAGATTACTTTTTTCAAGGTCGTGTACCGCCGCCACACGAACTTTGCCATGGAGTCCATTGAGAACCCGTTCAACGGCTCCCCTGGCTTCGGCAAGCGCGTCACGTGCACGATCCAGCGCAACGGTGACTTGATCCACCGCATCTACCTCCAGGCCACGCTCCCGAGCGTTGCGCTGCAGACGGCGGACGGCTCTGGTGCGCAGTTCCGTTGGCTCAACTGGGTCGGTCACAACCTCGTCAAGAGTGTTGAGATTGAGATCGGTGGCCAGCGCATCGACAAGCACTATGGCAACTGGCTCCACATCTGGAACGAGCTCACGCAGGAGCCGGGCAAGCAGGCCGGCTATGCCAAGATGGTTGGCAACGTGCCGGTGCTGACGAACCTCCTCGTCCAGGGCGGCGACCCGTGCGACGATGACTGCGCGGGCGGTGAGCCCAACAGCACGGAGGAGGTGGTCAACTGCGCGCCGGCGTACACGCTGTACATCCCGCTCCAGTTCTGGTTCTGCCGCAACCCTGGCCTGGCGCTCCCGCTCATCGCGCTCCAGTACCACGAGGTCCGCATCAACCTCGAGTTCAACGACCTCCGCAACCTCTGCTGGGAGGTTACGCCGCAGATCACGTCCAACTACCACACGGTGCGCGACCGCGTCGCGGCGGCCAACCTCCAGGCGGCCTCCCTCTACGTGGACTACATCTACCTCGACACGGACGAGCGCCGCAAGTTCGCCCAGGTCTCCCATGAGTACCTCATCGAGACCCTCCAGTTCACGGGCGGCGAGTCCATCACGTCCAGCGCGAACAAGCTCAAGCTCAACTTCAACCACCCGTGCAAGGAGCTTGTCTGGGTTGTCCAGCGCGACTCCTTCGTCGCCTGCGACGACGCCACGGTGAACCCGTGGAAGGGCCAGCAGCCGTTCAACTTCAGCGACTGGTGGGACCGGTCCGTACTGGAGTCAGGCTACTCAGTCACGCGCGTCGAGGGCATGGCCGGCAAGAACCCGGTCGTCACGGCGCTCATCCAGCTCAACGGCCACGACAGATTCCAGATGCGCGAGGGACGCTACTTCAACGAGGTCCAGCCGTACCAGCACCACACCAACATCCCCGCCCAGGGCATCAACGTCTACTCCTTCGCCCTCCAGCCGGAGCAGCACCAGCCCAGCGGCACGTGCAACTTATCGCGCATCGATAACACCACGCTGCTCCTCACGGTGTCCAACAACGCGGTTGGCACGGCGGTTTCCTCGACGGTCTACGTCTTCGCGACGAACTACAACGTTCTTCGCGTGATGTCTGGCATGGGCGGACTCGCGTATTCAAACTAAATGCAGTACGTTATTACAGTCATATCTATATTTTATTCGTATAGTGTATGACATGTAACTTTAATAGCATATTTGTGAAACTTTAATAGTATAGTTGTGAGATAGAACATCTTTCTCACAAATATTTTTATATTCTCTTTAAAACCACACATACTTATTCGTCTCAGCTGTGAGCGGATACTCTGTCTCAACCTTCTTTGTAAACCCGAAATCATACACTGGAATATTATTCCACGCCATAAATCCATGGGCCACTTTCGGAAAGAGATTGAAGATATATCCGCGCTGATGGTGATTCGAGATTTCACTGAAACAGTAGTTGCTGATAAAAAACATGCCTTCATACGGAATATCTTTTCCATATGTGTCGCTTGTGACAAACTCGACAGGGTAAGACAGTGAAAAGTTGCTGAGATATCTGGTCTGCAGCTTGGATGCGGGCTCGAGATCCACAATCGTGTACGACTGCGGCTTCACGCCAAAACGGTCACAGAGAAAGTTGATGGCGAGACAGAGGCCTCCGTATCCGCCACCGACCTCTACAATGCGCGGTGTCATCTCGCCCAACTCTTTCAAATGCTTGAGAATGAGATGGGCTTGAAAAAGATAACGGAGATTGCTCGGAGAAAAAACTCCAACTGCGAATACCTCTTGCTTCGGACTACCTACCGCATCATTTGAAGCTGAAAAGGTGCGAATATCTTCATCGGAAATCTTGGTTTCTCGCTGAATGAGGCCAAGATACTGTCTGCCCTGTGTAAGATTTACGTGTTCAAGCATATAGGTGTAGTTCTCATTCGACTTGAATCGTGAGAACTCATCTGTATCTACAACAACACTCGTATACTCTGCATACTTCTTGTAAAGTTGCTCAACCATTTATATTAAATGGTATGTTCATCTTTTTAGACCGACGCACGTCGTGCCGGCCTTATTTCAATGACTGCATGTTCGGGTGCAGTTGGATCCATCGGCGGTGTTGCGGGTGGAGTATAGTCCTTTACTGCAGAAAATACATGTAGCCGTGCTCTGACAATAATAACAATAAGAGCGACACTTGTGCAGAGTTCTACGGTGGTCGCAGCTAGAAGGGGAATATCATCCACTCTAGCTGCGTATCCTAGCCATAGGGCCAAGCTGATACTATCAAGTGCTGTACGCTGGAGACTAAGTCCAGCTGTTGTTTTTGTTGTAAGAGTGTGAATAAACTGGCTTCCAAATGCGAGTATCGATACAGAGGCGGCTACATAGCCGATGATTGCGTCAGAGTCAGAAGCCATTTCTCATGCTACTCGGAGAGGCTATTTTATTCTTCCCAGATCACCTCCAGCCCCTGCCACTCCTCCAAACCGAGTAAGTTTTGCAGCGCTTGTGTCCTCTTTTCAATAGGGTCGCCCTCCAACTTTCGAGAGGCAAACTTCCACCACCACTCGAAACGCAGGCATGTGTGGTTATCAGCGAATCCGACGACGTGGCACATACGTTTCCATGCTGCCGGGCCACGATGAATAGAAATCGCAGTTGTCCGTTTCGCCCCGCCCTTGATTTCACTGTTGTGTTGACGGAGACGACGGTCAACGTCGACTGTTGCGCCAATGTAGGTTTTGATAGGAGCTGCAGTCGTTGCAAGAAAGTAGCATGCCCACATTATTTAGTATTAGACGTGTTTTTAAGACCAGCGCAAATAGTTAGACATGTCGCCATAACTATGTGAATGGCCGCATGATAGAAGGTTTTATTTGCCAGATTTGTATCGAAGAAATACTTGTTATGCCTGTATCCGTATATACAGACAAATCCATTATATACATATGGAAGAGTGCAATAGAAATAACTATAGGGAGGATTATAAAAAATAAGTTTTAGTGAATACAGGATAGCAGCAGTAACAGCAAGGCCATCGACTCTGTGTGAAAGGGTTGATGGTGCACTGTGAAACCAGGTGCTCGTGAACCACAGGAAAAGGTAGATACGTGCTATCACAGGATCGATGGGATACCAGAGATACACTGGGACAAGGATTGTTTGGCTACTTAGTACGAGCCATGTATTTGGTTCATTGACAAACATTATTTGATTCTTCGCAGCAGGAGTTTAAACCAATACAGTTGCAGAAGATAAAATGGGATGCCGACCATATACAGACCCCGTGTATATATAAAATAGGGAAATATGATGACACGTGTTAATGACCAATAGATAAAACATAGAATCCGAGTCATCTTATGTATCTGGTTAAGAGGATACTCAAATGTATGAAGAGTCCATGTGAGTGTTAGAAGTGGCGACGAAGATTCAAGAAGCCAGGTCATTTGTGCAAAAATGGTATGATACTCTTGTGCAAATGCGGCGTTGTTAAGATAGACTATAATGTAGAATCCGTGGTGAAAATATATAGGCCACGATTTTGAAAACAACGACATGTGTGCCAAATCGTATATCATATACCCCACGGTTGCCTGGTTAAATGCATTTACGGACTCATCGGATGCGAGAAAGAAGCCTGAATAGACTAGGTAAAACTGAAAACAAAGACCAGATATACGGTTTAAAAGTTCGAGTTGGGTGGCTCTTTGTAGCCTAGTATACGCTCCAAAGTATTGTAAAACATTGGAGAAAACTGTCGTATTTAATAAAAGTACGGATGGAACGAGAACGATGGAATTCATTTTATATATAATATGTATCTTGCTTAGATGGAAGGCGGTGGACAGATTGAACAAAAGGAGTACATGAAGCTCGGAAACATCGGCGATTATAAGGAACTTGCAGATCTCACCTATGTTGCTGCGGCGAGCGTCGTCAGCCTCGACGCTGTCTTAGCACTTAACAAGTTCGGCGGCGTTGGTGGAACAACTCTGAACTCGTTTTTTGATACAATGGGTCTCGAAGCTGTTATAGTTATTGTTGCGCTCGTGGTCGTGCTATTCGAAGTGTCTCGGTTTGCCTACTCGTATTTGTATACTTCCGGTGGCAAAGTCTGGTCACCGCTTGTCTTTGTTGCGATTCTTCTGGGAGTTCAAATGGTCCACGACACCCTTTTTTATGTTGCGGTTGTTTCCAATGTTCCGAGCGGAAAGAATCAGGTAATCGATTTTCTGAAGCGCTATGGCAAGGAGAATGGGGTGCGTGCGTTAGGAGCCTCTGCGACATTCATGATTGTCGTGGCTGCATTCGCCATGCTCTACAAGGAGTTCTCACCGGTTCTTTTGTTCAGTATTGTGGGAGTTGCTATCTATGCACTCCCGTATTTAATGAACTCTGCGGGTCCGATGCCACCTCCGCCTCCGAAGGAGGAAAAGAAGGCGGAAAAGAAAGAACAGAAGGTTGATCCGTATTCAATGATGGGGCGGTGGTAAAAAAACCGCAAGGATTTTTTATTTTAACTAAGATGACAAGAGAGTAAATCTTGCATATAAGTAGAAATGTCACACAGCTGGACAGCGGGTATAAATAGGGGCGATACTCTCCCTTTTTATAATCACTTTTTACGGAAGTCTGCCAAGGACACAGATGTTCTTGAGGAATCATTAACGATGAATGTATCGCCTACAAACACGGCATCGCTCATGGTTATTGATATGCAGCGTGACTTTATCCTGCCGCCGACTGGTAGCCTTACCGCAATTGCTAAAGGCAACTTTGGTCGTTTCTCAGTCGGAAATGGCATCGATATGCTGCCCGACTTGGTTAACTTCATAGAGGAGAATCAATCAAAGTTTTCAAAGATTATCTTTACGAGAGATAATCACCCTGCGAAGCATTGCTCTTTTGCTGAGGAGGGTGGACCGTTCCCTGCTCACTGCGTAATCAATCACATAGGTTCTGCTCTCCATCCTAAGATTGTTTCCGTTGCTAAAAAATGCAGAAATATGGATGTTATTTTTAAGGGGTGCCATGAAGATGTTGATTCTTTTGGAGCGGCTGAGTATCTTAATAGCGATTACCTTGCGCGTCGCGAGTTAGGAAAATGTAAAGCGGATCATAATGACACAGGCGGATTCTACTTAAAAGACAAGACTAAGAATCTTTCAGATTTTCCTTTTTATAAGGTTGTACAACAAAATAACAAAGATACTGCATTTAATACAAATAAGTATGATACGGCTAAATATGCAAATATTAAGGACGAACTTGACAAACCTTTTGAGGTAAGTGATTTATTCCCTGGACAGACAACTGGAATGCACACAGTGTTCGTTGTTGGACTTGCTGCAGATTACTGTGTAAAAGATACAGCAATAAATATTGCAAACAGTCTAACTGGCGGAAAATACAGGGGTGTGACTGTGCATGTAAAAGTTATCCAGCCTTTCGTTCGCTATGCGATGTTACCTCTTCAGTTTGTTGGCAGATATCAGGTATACAAAAACTCAGTCCTTGCAAATACGCATCGTGCCAACTTTTATAATATATCAAAGCCGAAAGATGTCAATCGGTATCTTTTCCAGTTAGGCGCAGAGTTGAAACTTTTATCTGCAGTTGAAGCGAATGCTGCCGAAAAGGATGTAAGCGCTGTTCTGCATTTTAGTGATATTGGAGGAAAGGCGAAGGGCCCTGGCGATATCCACGACTTTGCAAAGAGTAATCCGAAGTTTTACGCTGCATTCTTAACACCTACATCTCATATTATCAATGACTACAAGTCTACTGGTATCAAGCTCGTGATGAATGTACCTACTCTAACAGGACAGACTGGTGGCAATACGCGTCGTGCTCGTCGTGGTGGAAAAACACGCCGTCACCGGTAAAAAATATCTTATTTCTTAAACAAATATAGAATGCACACAAAGAAGAGTTTTATATGGCTCTTTGTTACTTTTATAATAATCATTTCATCGCTTGTTCTTTTTCAGAGAATACCTACAAGACAGATGGATTTTACTCTCATTAATAAATAGAATGGAGAGTGCCACTGAAAATAGCCCTGGTAGTTTTGAAAGTGCATCTCCCGCTAACTCGGCACCGGTAGAAGTTGCTGCGAGCGCTAGTGTTAATGCCGGTGTTAATGCTAATGCCGGTGTTAATGCCGGTGTTAATGCTAATGCCGCTGCTAATAATGTGAACTCGTCTGCGAACTCTGTGAACTCGTCTGCGAACTCTGTGAACTCGTCTGCATCTGCTGCCAATGCAGTTGCTGCCAATGCGGCCGCCCCTGTAGCCGTTGATGCGGCAAACTCTGCAAACTCTTCGGCAAACTCTGAGAACTCTTCGATAAACTCTGCGCCTCCGGCTGTCGTGTCAGCCCCTGTTGCTGTTTCTGCGTCACAGGCCATGTCAAAGTCTGGAAAGACCCTCAGTAGTAAACAGGTTAGTCAAATCAAAGAACGTGGAGACAAGCTGAAAGAACTCAAGACAATCTATGCTGAGCGTTTTGCTGGACTACCCAACCCTCCTTTACCCAAATCCTACAACGCCGCGGCGCTCGTATCGGCCGCTGCAGGTAAAAAGGCTGGTGTCACTGAAGCCCAGCAGCTGGAAATAATCATCGCAAGAGAGCGCGCTGCGTATAACGCTAAACAGTCTGGAACGACGGTTAAGAAATCGAGAAAAGCTGTACCCGCAGCCCTTGGTTTAGCGGCAATACCCGAAGAATCTTCTGCTGCAGTATCTGCATCGGTACCAAACGCAGGACCAAATGCAGGGCTAAACTCTGCCCTTCTCGCCGTTGCACCGAAGCTGAAGAAGAAGCGCGGAACAACGACGCTGAAGGTGAAGAAGATGGATGCATCTGCGCTGCGTGCCGAGGCCGCCCGCGTGGAGGCTGAGTTAATGGAGCAAGCGCGTGCAGCGCGTGAGTCTCTTCTCGCACAGGCAAAGGATGCGGAGGAAAAGAGCGCCGCCCGGCGCCTTGCTGCGGAGGCGACCAAGGCCGCTCGCGCTATGGCAAAGGCTGCAAAGGCGTCCGCGACTGTCTTAGAGTCACAGGCGAAGGCGGTGGTCTCTGCTAGTTTAGCGGATCTCGAGGTGCAGGCTGCGGCCAACCTGAAGAATGCCATGGGTGCGAATGCGCCTTCGGGCATGGTCAAGGGTCTCGCGGCTTTACGCAAGAATGGACGGAACATTACGGCCAAGAACTTCTCGAATATTTGCTCGCATTGCAATGGCAAAGAACACAAGGAGCACAAGCCGCGCAAGGTTCGCTCGAATAAGGGGACAAAGAAGGGACCGAAGAAGGCGAATGCTTCTGCTTCAGTTGCTTCTGCAAATAATAGCAAGTAAGAGTAGAATGTCTACTAGCTCAATTTTAAACAGATTTACAAGAGCTAATGGAAAATTTACATTCTATAAAGGAACTGCTGAGACAAGGCTGCAATCTATAATAAAAGATAACAAATATCCTAATGTGAGAACAGATATCCTAACTAAATTGATACAAATAACTGAACTAACTCTTGATAGATATCGGAAAGGGGGTCTAAAGGCCGGTTTAAAATGGGGAAAGGGTATTATAGGACGTATTCTTGCTGTACCTGCCAATATACCTATTATAGGCTTGTTACTTTTACCATTACCCTCAGCTCTAATAACAAGTAGTCAAGAAAACTTCTTAAAAGGAAATATTAGATCTACTATAAAAAATCAAATATTAAATGAGATCGAAAATTTATTAGAAGAGTTAAATAAAACTAACCATGAAGAACAGGAAAAAATAATGATTAAAAGAACAGAATATCATATTAGACTATTTATTGAAAAATATTCTGATGCTATATCTGATCTACACTGGGAGCAATGGGGGCCAGGAGCGCGAGAAGCTGCGGCTGTTTGGGCTACTGGACATAATAGCAGAGAAGAAAAGGCTTTTGGTAAGTTATTGCAACTGAAAAGGCGAACTAGTGCCATTCCCAAAGGTGTAAAGAAAGCATTTTTTTACTTAATAAATCCACCTAAAACTGAGGAGGATTCTATACCTGAGCAGGATTATATAGCACTAGAAAATTTTCTTAAAGACTATGAAGGTTTGGTAAATGAAAGCGATGAAAAGGGTATTACAGCACTTATGATTGCTTCTGATAATAATAATATAAAACTAGTTAAGTTTCTAATAGATAACGGGGCAAATGTTAATAGACTTGATAAAGAGGGAAGGAGTGCTTTTTTTTACGCTAAAGATAGTGAAGATAGTGAAGATGGTGAAGATAGTGAAGATAGTAAAGCTATACAAAAATTATTAAAAGATAATGGATTACGCCCATCATCTAGTAATTTAAGTGGCGGCGCAAGAACCCGACGCGCGCGTAAATCTAAGGGAACCCGCCGTCGTTAGAAATCTTTGATAGTGCACGGAGTCCGTGCCCGGTCAAATAATCTTTGGTAGAAATAGATGAGTTATTACAATAGATTAAAGAGTTATTTTACTAGGAAGAATACAAATACTAGGAAGAATACAAATATTCGTAATAATATTACGAATAAACAAACAATTGCATCTAAGACACGCAATAGAAATAAAAGTCAAAAGCATACCAGAGTAGGGAATCTACTCACCGCCACGACGGGGAATACTAGAGGAAATATCTCTGCTATTAGAAATGCACGCATTGATAATGAATATGAGGCAAAGATTAAAGAAATACTACAACCTATAAATAGTAAACCTACAAGAGATGGTTTATCAGTTACGACGACTGCTCTGGGAGCACTATCGGTTGTGGCGGCAGGAGAAAGCACCGAAACTAAATCTATGATAGATAAATTGATTAATGATTTGCGTAACTCAACAACCAATGAGGAGAGAAAAAAGGTAGTTGATGACGCAATGAAATCACTAAAAGAAATACTTAAGCCCTATAAAACCGCCGCAGGTAAATATGCTTGGAAGGCTGGAGAGCTGCTTGGAAAAATAACTTTCTCCATATTTTATGCTGTATATAAAATACTTGCATATATGGGGATGTGCATAATTATATTTCTTGGTTTATAAAGATTAAACTTTGATTTATCCCCAGTCAGAAATGCAAACGCGTAAATTTGAAGCCACATAACCCCACCCACCCAACAAAATGCCCTTTCTTAACATCGTCGATCCCACGAGTGCCTGCGAGACCCTCCCGCAAACACTCGCGATTAACTACACATTCCCTCTCGACCCCTTCCAGCAGCACGCAATCGCCGCCATCTCCCGAGACGAGAATGTTCTCGTGACCGCCAAGACCGGCTCCGGCAAGACCCTCGTCGGCGAGTACCAGATCGCCCACAGCCTCGCCAAGGGCCGCCGAGTCTTCTACACAACCCCGATCAAGTCCCTCAGCAACCAGAAGTTTTACGACCTCAAGAAGTTGTTTCCTTCGGCCTCGGTCGGTATCATGACAGGCGACCTCAAGTTTCGCCCCGATGCTGACGTGGTTATCATGACTACGGAGATTCTGCGCAACCTGCTCTTCAAAGCTAACACAGCCACAGCATCTCTCGGCATCACTGCAGACCTGTCTCTCGACCGCCTCGATGCTGTTGTCTTTGATGAGTGCCATTACATCAATGACAAGGACCGCGGTGCCGTCTGGGAGGAGACGATGATTCTTCTGCCTCGCGAAGTGAACCTTGTTCTCCTCTCCGCCACAATCGAGGCCCCCGAGATGTTTGCAAACTGGCTGGGCGAGCTCAAGAAGAAGCCGATTCACCTGATTTCGACCCAATACCGTATTGTACCTCTTCTTCACGCGGTGTATCGCGGCGACACGCTTGTGCCCATCATGGACTCCAAGGACAAGTTTGAGGCAGCGCTCTATAATGCATGGCTTCGTGATGGGCAGGGGCAGGCCAAGGATGCCGATGAACACAAGGCGCGCGTAGCAGATCGCCGCCACGGAGGCTATGAGGATCCCGTCGTTAGCCGCGGCAAGGGCCAGAAGTCCTTCCCGCATCAGATGAATGAGTTGATTCGGAAACTGGATGAGCAGACACTGCTTCCGGCACTCTTCTTCGTATTCAGTCGCGCCGGCTGTGAGAAGCTTGCAGCACGTGTGGAGGCCAATCTAATCACGGCCACCGAGGGCGCGTCCATCAAGCATATCATGGACTTTCATCTCCACCGATTCCATGAGAGCCTACAGAAGATGCCGCAGTACCACGCACTCTATAATCTGTTGCAGAAGGGCATTGCCTTTCACCACAGCGGCGTACTTCCGATTCTGAAAGAGGTGGTGGAGATTCTCTTCAGCCGAGGACTTGTCAAGCTGCTGTTTGCAACGGAGACCTTCGCGGTAGGCATCAATATGCCGACCAAGACGGTCGTGTTCACGGGCTACAGAAAGTTCGATGATCAGACGGGCGGCATGCGAATGCTGAATACGGATGAGTATGTTCAGATGGCTGGGCGTGCAGGGCGCCGTGGCAAGGATGACAAGGGACTTGTCCTGTATCTGCCTGAAAGGGACCCCGAGTCCTTGGAGGATGTCAAGCGGATGATGACGGGAGCCCGTGCAACCTTTCATTCTCGTATGACCTTTCATTACGACTTTCTCCTCAAGACTATTCATTCGGGTAATCTCGATTGGCTCCGCCTCATGAAGCAGTCGTACTGGTGGCAGCGCCATCAGATTCTGGTGAAGGATGTCGAGCGAGATATCGAGCGAATCCAGGGTGAAATGGCTGCACTTGGTATCAAGGAAGAGGAGGTCAAGGATCTCGAGGCTGTTTATGAGATTAAGATGACGCTGAAGACATCCCAAAATGCCTCTAAACGGAAGGCGCAGGCGGCTCTAGATACATGGAACAACTCGCATATGGGCTCTCGGTGGCATATTCTGCAGCACGCACTGTGGCCGAAGCGGAACGTGCTAAGCATTGCATTGTCATCTGCAGAGACATCACTTGCAGCCTTGTCTTCCCCGCAACGAGATGTCTGGGATTCTTTGCGAGTTCTAGAGCGATGGGGATTCTTGGAGCCGTTCGACGATAAAAAGCTGACTCTAACACCGCTGGGCACAATGGCCACAGAGGTGAATGAGGGTCATCTGATTCTCGTGCCTGCCGCATATACACGCGGCCTCTTCAAGGATCTAACAAGCATTGAGATTCTGACAGTGCTTGCAGCCTTCTTAGATCAGGAGAAGGAGGGAGGTTCACCTGATTCACTCGATGTCTCACCGGCGGTGAAGTCAACTCTTTGGTCAATCGATACGGTCGCTAAGGATCTGATGCGTATGGAGATTCTCGCACCGCCCAAGTCGACATTCTGGAATCTACAGACGACGTGGGTGGAGCCGATGTGGCGCTGGCTAAATGGTGCAACGACCGCTGAACTGTGTGCAGACTATGGAGTTTACGAGGGTAATCTGACGAGGTCTTTGCTCAAGATGGCTAATATCCTGGAGGAGATTCGGAACATTGCCACGCTGGAGAAGGATGTCGAGATGCTGCAGAAGATGAAGGGGCTGGAGGATCTCTTGTTGCGAGATGTTCTCAAGAGTGATAGCCTGTATCTGCGGATTTAATGTTTGCGAGTTATTCTGCGTCTATATCTTTTTTTAAGAGTTTTACCACCCCCAAACCCGAATAAACTTTTCGCCCATCGAAGGCAGTCACCATTAGCCCCCCTTCTTTTGCATAACCACGAGCTTTTAGGAGGAACATACTCTTTGCCATAATCTTCTTCTTTTACACCATTAATAAAGTCTTGAAAGCCACGCAAAAAAACAGTTGGTGTATCTAATAAAATATCAATACCTTCTTCATTCCAATGTTGGAAGCTCCAAGGATATACGTGAGCGAATGGAGGTTGCTTATGTTTTGCTGCTTCTCTTTCACAATACTCATATAAGTTTATATCTCCATTACTTATAACAGCTCTATAAAACATATTTTTGAGACTGGAATTCATAAGTTCCTTATAGTCCTGTAATAAATATATTATTAATATGAGTATATCTAAAGAAAAACAATAGGCCTTATTCAAACTTCCATTACCTGTTACAGCAGATTCTAGTTTATCGGGTATATCTCCACCGTATCCTGGCATACTATACCAACCAAGGAGACCTGGAGAATAGTAATATTCCATACAACATCTACCAAAATCGATTAACTTTAAGTTCCAACCCTCAGTAAACATTACATTTCCAGCATGTAAATCTCTATGACGGAAACAATATTCTTTATCAAGATACACAAGAAGATTGGCAAGAGTTTTTAACTTGGGTTGTACTCCCTTTATAGTACCATTCCGTTCTAATAGTTTTTCAAAACTATTAGGTATATTTTCCATGGAAATATAAAAAGTTGCGATTTGTCCGACGGTCCAATTAAAATCTATTGTTAAACTTTTATCTTTATAAAATCGACTGATTTTTCCAATATATTTTCCATGCGTCGTATCTTCAGAAATAACAGTCTGCATCCATGCTTCTAAAAATGCCTCACGTATCTGAACTTCTATATCATTATTTATTTTTATTTCTATTTTTTTATAAATAATACCTGACGCTCCACGATATATTTGCCCACTAGCACCAGATGTAATATATGTTGTAGTATTTGCTGGATGTTTTCCAGTAAATGTAGCATGTGCTCCTGTTGTGTCAATTTCCATGGCATTTAATTTAAGAGCTGCATCTTTAAAAGTGATTCCACTCATAGTATGTTGACCAGCTAAAATATTTAAGATTAGATTTATATAGTTTGCATCAAAACCGGTTCCTAATACTCTGTGATAAGCATTCCTTGCGATATAATATCCTACCCTCCCCATCTATATAGTAAAAATATTTTTTATTAGAATCCCGCAGTATAATACACATTCTTGAGCCCATACACGCGCGCACACTTATTGAGAATCACCTTGCACATCTGACACGGCTCCGAATACATGAAACGCTCATAACCATCCTTCTGCTGGCAGCGCGAAAAGCGCATAATATACATACTGGCTCCACGCAGCTTGTGAAGATTCCCCAGATTCTTCAGAGCATTCACCTCCGCATGAATGCTTGAGTTGTAGTAGCCACATCCGTCACTCCGATTTCCCAGACGATTGATGCCCGTAGCAATGATCCGCCCCCTCCTAACAATAACAGCCTGATGTATGCTCGTATGATGTGCATAAATCATGTTGGTCGTTCGCGGATCATCCAAGAACTGCTCGAGAATCGCATAGTGTTCGCGGTGAAAATCCATTCGGGTACCATTACACTGTAGATTTGGGCGTCAATTTGAATGTCACGCGTCGCTTCCAGTTCCGCTTCGTAGGGTCGCAGTAAAGCTCGAAGGTCACAGATTCACCGGGCGTCCATCCATCATCTCGCGTCTTAATAATCCGTCCCCATTCTGGAACCCAGAAACTGATCTTCCCTCCCTCAGCGCTAATAATCGTTCCATCCCGATCCTTCGTAGGCCCGAGAATCGCAGCCATGTACTGAAGCTCCCGCTCAAACTGACGAATACGTTTCATGTGTTTATTTAAATCTGCGACCATCTCCACAGTATAGAGGAGTGCAGGGGACCGAAATCCGAGCTTCTCAAGAATACAGGCTTGGTTAACGCAGTCAGCCCATCGGCGAATCGGAGAGGTTGCGTGACAGTACTTGCTCACTTGCAGACCCCAATGAGTACTATCCTCCTTACCTAGACAATACTCTCCTGCGGAGTTAGCAACCCGTTTGGCAATGTCATCGCCAAGAAGAGTCTTTACGGAATCAAAGCGTGCCACCTGAGGTGCGCTGTGCCGCCGCAACAAACCATTTGCTTGAACAGCCGGCAACATGGCTGTCTCACAGTTATAGAGAATCATGAGCTGTGCAATCCAGTCATGGCTATCGGGCACATCCTTCTTAGCCAGATGAGATGCAATCTCTTGGAGGGTTGTAGCATGCACCGAATCATAGACGGACTCATAGGTATATGACTCTGTAAGAGTAATCTGGTGAGCGCTCCACTCCAAATCTTCAATCTTCTTTACCTTCGAATCCCAGTTGAAGGAAAGAGTGACAACATGCCTTTTCTCTCCGAGGCAAAGTGAGAATAGGCCTTCCGAAAGAGTCACTGGAAACATTGGGTAGATGACCTTTCCATCCTTATAGAGTGTGGAGCCAATCTTTGCTGCCGCCTTGAGAACAGGATATTTGTGAATCCAACTTGCTACGTTTGTAATATGGATGCCGATGAAATGTATGCCTCTACCAGTATCATCATATTCAATACTGATTGCATCATCCACGTCGCGACAGCCAGCGGGGTCTACATTAAAGACTGAACCATGCTTCCATGTTCTTGTTGATGTGCCGAGAGACTTTACTTCCTCCGTGATACCCTTCTTCCATTTATAGGGCGAGGCGTACCAGGCAAGAGCCTCCTCCTCTGCCTCCAGGTCACCGCATGGTCCGAGAATCTGAAAGAGAGTTCCACGAGGACAGGTAGTATCCTTCCAGTCGAGAAACTCAATGACGGCAAGGACAGGGCGAGACAGATCTTTATGGGTCGAGCTGACGTAGAACGGTGGATAGGCCTCATCCATCGGCTTGAAGAGAAAGATGGGTGCGCCACGGCTGGTGATTCCGTATCGCGTCTTGGAGTTCAACTCTAGAACTCCAACAATCCGCGAATGGTCCGCGCGCTCATTGATTCGTATGATCTTTTCTGTGTTAAATACCAATATACTTATATTGTCTCCAGGGAGGGCTTTTTCTGCGTCTGCAGCACCTTCAAAGCTCATATCTCCGCATTTGAAGTGCACGTAGTCTTTCGTTTGCAGAATACCTGTTTGTTCCATTTCTTACTAAAAAAGGGGCAAGCCCGACTTCAAATTTATGAGCGTTAACGTTATGCCATAAGATAATGCCATCTGCACAACGCCTCATACTGATCAGCACCTCCGACTGCAACCTGCGCATCACTTGCCGTCTTCCTATGAGTAAAGATGGCCGGCGTTCCATCTCCACAACGGAGACAAAGTGCAGTCAACTTCTCAACACGGTCACAGTAGGGGATTAACTGGTTCAGCTGCCCAAATGGCTGTCGGTTCGAATCGCCATCGAGCCCGAAGCAGTAGACATCCTTCTTTTTCTGTTCGACGGCAAAGAGAACAAAGGCGACCAAATCGGGAAAGAACTGGGCCTCCTCAATCAAGATACAGGCAGCGGACTCGAACTCATCGCGCATTAGAATAGGCATGAGATTCTTTACAGAAAGCGCTGAATGGGACTCTTGATCGTGGCTAATAATCTTATCCGCGGCGTACCGAACATCCCATGCACTTGTCAGACAGAGAGTTGGGCGATGAATCACTTCATTTCTGCGGATGATTCCGAGAGCTGCGGACGACTTGCCGGCAAACATGGGCCCGAGATATAAAGTTAGGCTCATTTTGCGAGTACCATACAGGCATCCAACCCCAATTTTATATCGAACACTACTATAAGGATGAAAGGCGGCAAGCTCGCCGCTGAAGGAGCATTTGGATGTATCTTTGTCCCAGGTCTACTCTGCATGGGAGAAAAGGATATTCCTGCAGGGACTGTTACAAAGTTACTCACACAAGAATCGGCAGAAAATGAAATGTTAATACAACCTCGCCTGCTTGAAAAAGATCCAGAACACAAGTACTTTTTATACCCTCAACAAATGTGCGTACCTAGCCGCAGATATAAGACTAACCTACGTCTTCCTAAAGCAGAGATAAGCGACTGTACTCTTGATATCACAGATGAAGAGGCACGACTTGTGAGATATAAGTTCGGTGGAACAAATCTACATAGTTTGGTTATCCAACCTGCGCAATACAAAGACTTTTTCATAAATCTAACAAAACTGTTTGATGCTCTAACCCTCCTTCATTCGGATAGTGCAGTGTATCACCTAGATATAAAAGAAGACAATATTGTGTGTGATGACAAGATGCAGTGTCGGTTTATTGATTTTGGAATATCAGATACAGTGCCGGCCACAACAAATGCCCCTTTTACATACAATGTACATCGTGATATTTATCCGTTTGAGATGCAGTTTCTTAAATATACATTTGAAGGACAGACACAAGTTGAAAAACAACGGACGATAGATAGTTTCTGGGACACATTTTCAGAAGATCGCAAATACTTCCCTAGAGATGCGATTGGAGCTAAATACGAGGGTATTGGCCTTCTTGCATTACTCGAAACAGTTGAGAAAAGGTTGCAAACGGAGTTTACTGAAGAAAAAGATTTCTATAAATTTATCTTTTCAAAGACCGATGTATTTTCTCTTGGAAAAGTTATCTCGGCCATATGGGCAAAATACACGGGTGTTTTCAAAGCGTATAGTGTTGATCACGGAAAAAGTACACTGTTCATTCATTCTAAGGAAGGAGGAATGCAGCCAATGCGGAATGGCCGCTGGGAAAAGAGAGGATATTTAGAAGAACTTCTTGCAGAAGGAAATCAAGATGCTATTAAATGGTTTGTTAAGCTTGAACATGCAAGTGATGGTATTTATACGCTAGTTGAGCATATGCTTGACATGGATCCGTTTGCACGATACACAGTTGAACGCGCAGCCAAGCTGTATAAGAAGATTTGTGTAGTGATAGAGACGTTATTTACAGAGGCAGATATTGTAAAATATATGGCGCCATATGCAGACCGTATTCCGTACGGTGAAGTAAGGTCCAAGTCCAAACCAAAAACAAAGTCGAAGTCCAAGTCCAAAAAACAAACGAGGCGAGTAAACTCTCTAGAACTTATTAGAAAAAAGGCATCAACTAGACATACTCGTAGTCTTAATAAAAATAATCCAGTAGTTCCGAATAGACATCATATGAATAAACCGAGGTATTGGGGAAAGTATGCTGATGAAGAATAATAAGAGTCGCTGCCGATACGGTTCTACTTGCCAGTCGAACCGAACCCGCCAGCGCCGCGAGCCGTAGCCGGTAGAGACTCTACAATCCGAACCTCCTTGATCCAACCCATATCCGGTGCAACAATCTGAAAGAAGCGCGAACCCTTGAATGACTGCAGCGTGGAAAACGCTGTCTGAGACACAACCACAACCGGCCCCATCAGAGTTCCTCGGTAGCTCTTATCAATGACGCCCTGTGAGTTTGCCATCATAAGACCCGTCTTAATAATGGATGAGCGAGGGCATAGCCAGTAGTGAACATCCTCCTCACCAGCATCCGTCACACGGATAAGGCGTGCCGAAGTACCGAGGTCAAGAAGAGTTGGTCCTAAAATCTCACTCGAAACATACTCCTTTACAACGAACATATCAACGCCAGCATTCTCATCGAGAAGATCGGCGTTCTTATAGTAGGCGCGCCCTGTATCCGTCGGGCAAAGCTCGAGGCGGTAGTACATTCTACCAGTGTGTTATGGCGTCACCCCTTAAATTTTACTAAAAGCGCACCAGCCATTTCTGTCATCGGGTCGGTCAACTATGCAGCTCCATCCAGGGTTCGTAAGCAGTTCCTCACGCACTTTCTTGCACTTTGCCTGTGATGTATCGTCACAAATCAGTAGCCGGCAATGAGGCTCAACCACCTTGAATTCGAAATAGGTTGTAAACTCTCCTCCATCCAAGAAGACCACATCAAACTTATTCGGCACTGTATGGAAGAGATAGTCAGCTGCAGCAAGATTCTCCATATCGGTAGAATGCCATTCATTTTTATAGTAGCCAAATATCTTCTCAAGTTCGGGACCAGCAGGTACATCTGCAAGTTTTAACACCGTTGCATGCAGAATCTGTATGCGCGGAAAATCAAGATATCTTGCTCGCGCCAGTTCACATTTGTCTTCATTGGTCTCAAGACTTATAAATGTATAGTCATCGCGTAAATCAAATCCCATCTTAAAACATCGTGTTGATCCGAGGCCGTTCCATGTACCAATCTCTAGATAATGCGTGTACTGTGTATCACTGGCAACTTTTTGTAGAAATACACCAAGGTCAGAATCAGGTGTGACCTGTCCTACACCTGCGTGAAGCATATTAAAAAACTCAGAAGATTCTTCCTTGTCCCATGCCATCTCATATATTAAGTACGACAAGGCTTAAGCCAACTCCCCAAACCACAAGAAGAATGCCAGTAATCACTCTTCCTGTGAGCGTTGGCGAGGCCCTCGACAAGCTGACGATTCTTGCTATTAAGCTAAAGAAAATCAGCAATCCTGGAAAAAAAGCCGATGTTCAGAAAGAATATGATGTTCTTTATCAATCGCTAGAAACGTACGTGAAGCAGTTCGCGTATCACTACCGGATTCTGTATGAAATCAATATGTCTATTTGGGAAACGCAAGATCTATTTCACGGAAAGGATACGACGATCGAGCAAGGCGCGATCTACTGCAACCAGATTCTGAAGGAGAATGACCGCCGATTCCGTGTGAAGGCGAAGATTAATACGCTGGCCGATTCCGACCTGCGTGAACAGAAGGGATATGCACCAAAGAAGGCACTGATTTACACTCACCTCGGTCTAGGTGATATGTATTGGATGAATGGCGCAGTCCGCTATCTTGCCACAGACTATGATGAGGTGTATGTCATTTGCAAGGATCGAAATAAGATGAATGCAAAAGCCATGTATGAGGATGATCCGACAATCAAGATTGTAGTTGTTCAAAGTGACGACGAGCTACAGCCTTGGCCCAAACAACGAAGACTGTTTGAGGAACAGGGGTTCACCGTATTTGGTTGCGGATTCTTTGCGAACAAGCCTGAGAAAGAGAGGAAGATTTATAATCTGCCTGTTTCTTTTTACGATGATATTGGCCTTCCACCCTCAGTTCGCACAACCTACTTTAATGTGCCTTACACGGCAGAAGCTAAGGAGCTCGCTGCAGCCTACAAAATCGGTTTTACTCAGCCATATATTCTAGTGCATCAGCAGTCATCTGTAAAGACACTTAATATTGCTGAGAAACTTCTATCAACCGGTATACTTGTTCTTGATATTAATGAGAATCATTACCCTGAATCTCATAACTTTTATGAACTTGCCTCAAAGGCTGTAAATAAACCGATGCTCGATTACACCTGTCTTGCTGAGAATGCAAAAGAAATACACACAATCGAGAGCTCCTTTTATTGCCTTATTTCGCATCTGGATCTTTCGAGAGTTGAAAATAAGGTATGTTATGAGCCGTGGGGTGGAAATGCTGAGAGACTTAGGGTGTTTAAGACGGGTACCAGTGACAATGCGCCCATTTAAGCTTTAACATACATTCATCCTTTAAAGAATGACCCGTGTTGCCTGTATTACAGGGGTCACCGGTCAAGATGGCTCCTATTTGACAGAGTTACTTCTAGAAAAACACTACATCGTCTACGGGCTTGTTCGGCGTTGTTCCCTATCCAACAACCTCGGGCGTATTCCCTCCGATGTTCGAACGAATCCAAACTTCCGTGTTCATTACGGCGATGTCACGGATGCTTCATCTATTCTTACAATGCTAACAAGTGCTTCTTCAGTACCGGGCCTTGATGTGCTCGAGGTGTATAATCTCGCAGCACAAAGCCATGTACATCGCTCATTTGAAATGCCGATATATACGCTACAGACAGATGCAGCCGGTGTTCTAAATATTTTGGAAGCTATTCGCGTATCGCCTATACAAAAGAAGATTCGATTTTACCAGGCATCCACAAGTGAGTTATTCGGCAAGGTCAGAGAAACTCCACAGACGGAGTTGACACCCTTCTATCCTCGCAGCCCATACGGCGTTGCCAAGCTCTATGCATTCTGGATTACTAAGAACTATCGCGAAGCCTATAACATGTTTGCTCTTAACGGCATTCTTTTCAATCACGAATCTCCTCGTCGTGGCGAAGACTTCGTGACACAAAAAATCGTGAAAGCGGCACAAAAGATTGTATCAGGTGAGCAGAGTCATCTTGCGGTCGGTAATCTGGATGCACGGAGAGATTGGGGGCATGCGCGCGACTATGTTGAGGCGATGTGGCGCATGCTGCAACATGATGTAGCCGACGACTGGGTAGTTGCAACGGGCGAGACCCACTCTGTCCGCGAGTTCATCGAGCTTGTGTTCATGGAGCACGGATTCACTATTGAGTGGTCGGGACAGGGTTTACAAGAGGTAGGTACGGATGCATCGACAGGAATCGTATTTATCCGTATTGACCCCGCATTCTTCAGACCGGCGGAAGTGGATACACTCATTGGAGACGCCACCAAGCTCCGCACAACTCTAGGCTGGAAGCCTACGACCGCTTTTAATGAGCTCGTCAAAGAAATGGTAGAGGCAGAACGGAGCATTCAAAATTGAGTTATTTAAAAACACTCGCAGCGGGCACTTAGAAAGCCTCTACTAACATAGAGGAGGAATGCCTGCCGGTCTAATACGTCCAGATTCAGATATTCAACCCATTGTGGGAATCCAGTTCGGTATCTTTGGTCCCGATGAGATTGAGAAACGTTCTGTAGTGGAGGTGACGAACGCGGGGACGTACGATGGTAATGAGCCGCGTATCTCTGGACTCTTTGACCCACGCATGGGCGTTCTAGAGAATGGAAAGACGTGTCGCAGCTGTGGTCAGACGAATCACAACTGCCCCGGCCACTTTGGCCACTTCCGCCTTGCTCGCCCTGTTTACTTCATCCAGTTCTTCCAGCAGATTCTCAATGTGCTAAACTGCGTGTGTGTCCGCTGCTCGAAGCTGCTGATTGACAAGGAGCTTCACGCGGCAGTTCTAAAGAAGAAGGGCGAGGCGCGGTGGCGTGCGATTCTGAACATGTCAGCCAACATTGGTCGCTGTGGCACAGAGACGGAGGATGGTTGTGGCGCCATCCAGCCGAAGCGCTATGTCCGCGACGGCATTGCGCGCATTACGGCCGAGTGGCCCGATGATATCCAGGTGGCTGCAGCCGGCGAGGTAGGCGACAAGGTGAGCCAGGTTCTAGAGGTCGAGTATGTTCTCCGCCTTTTCCGCCGCATCACGGATGATGATGTCGATTTCCTCGGCCTCAATCGCTACTGGTGCCGCCCGGATTGGATGATTTGCACGGTGCTCCCGATTCCGCCGCCGCAGGTGCGTCCTTCCGTGATTCAGGACAATAACCAACGCTCAGAGGATGACCTGACGCACAAGCTGTTTGAGATTATCCAAACGAATCAGCAACTAGTCGATAAGATTAATAACAATGCGTCCAAGCACGTAATCGACGAATATACCAATGTGCTCCAGTATCACATTGCAACTCTTGTAGATAACCAGATTCCCGGCGTGGCACCCTCTGCACAACGCTCGGGTCGCCCTCTTAAGTCCGTTCAGCAGCGTCTGGGTTCAAAGGAGGGCCGTATCCGCTACAATATCCAGGGCAAGCGTGTGGAGTTTTCGGCTCGCTCCGTCATTACTCCCGATCCGAATCTGTCAGTCGCGGAGCTCGGTGTCCCGCTCAAGATTGCTATGAACTTGACAGTACCTGAGAAGGTGACGCCTTACAATCGCGAGCTCATGTACAAGCTCATTCAGAATGGTGCAGACAAGCACCCGGGTGCCAAGACTATCGTGCGCGCTGATGGCCGCATGGTCTCACTCAAGCACATCAACACGCGCGAGATTGTTCTGCACATCGGCGACGTCATCAACCGTCATCTGAATGACGGTGACATCATCCTCTTTAATCGCCAGCCGACACTGCACCGCATGTCGATGATGGGTCACCGCGTCAAGGTTCTTCCCTATAACACATTCCGTCTGAATGTGTCCGTCACGGCCCCGTACAATGCCGACTTTGATGGAGATGAGATGAATGCTCACATCCCGCAGAGTTACGAGGCGTCCACTGAGCTGTCTGAGATTGCCGCAGTTCCGCATCAGATTGTGACACCGCGCCACGCCAAGCCGCTCATCGGCGTAGTGCAAGACTCGCTCGTCGGCGCCTATCGCATCACGCAGCCTGGTGTAGCCTTCTCACGCCGTGAGTTCATGAGCATGATGATGTGGAACAAGCGATTCGAGGGTGTCGTTCCTAAACCCGCGAAGGGTATCCGGTGGTCGGGTCAGCAGGTTCTGACGCAGCTGATGCCGCCTATCAATCTCGAGATGAGCAACGGCCTTTATAAAGATGACAAGCGTAATGAGAATATCGTGAAGATTCGTGAGGGTGAGGTCACACAGGGTATCTTCGACAAGGACATCTTCAGCAAGCCATCAAAGGGTGTCATCCACGTCACATACCGCGACTACGGCTCGAAGGATACAGTGAACCTTATTGACAGCATGCAGAACACGATTGAGCAGTTCCTCGTGTACAACGGCTTCTCTGTCGGCATTTCCGACCTGATTGCTGACGAGGATACTCGCAAGCAGATGGAGGAGGTAATCAAGAAGCGCAAGGCTGCCATTGAGAACATCCTTCTGCAGATTCACATGGACTTATTTGATAATAATACGGGTAAGACGAACCAGCAGGAGTTTGAGGATAAGGTCTTCGGCGAGCTAAACAAGGCCACGGAGGAGTCGGGCAAGATTGGCTTGAACTCACTGGCAGAGGAGAATCGTCTGATTGCGATGGTTCGTGCGGGCTCCAAGGGCTCCACCATCAATATTGCGCAGATGATGGCGTGTGTGGGGCAGCAGGCGCCCGAGGGTCGCCGTATCCCTTACGGTTTCACAGATCGCACACTGCCGCACTACAAGAAGTACGATGACGGTGCGGAGGCTCGTGGCTTTGTGGAGAGCAGTTTCATCAAGGGACTGTCGCCGCAGGAGTTCTTCTTCCACGCTATGTCAGGACGTGAGGGTCTGATTGATACAGCTGTTAAGTCCGTCACAGGTGATACAAAGATTGTTATTGTAGAGGATGGAATCACTAAGTGTGTACAGATTGGTCATTGGATTGATGCGCATCTGGCGAATAGGTCAGCCGATGTTGAGCACCACGCTGAGCGTAATCTGGAGCTCCTGCAGCTGAATACTGTAGCCTCGATTCCTACGACGGATGCTGATGGACATGTGGCATGGTCTCCGCTAGTTGCGGTAACCCGCCACGATCCTGGTGCTCACCTCTACCGTATTGAGACGCTCGCTGGAAAGTCAGTTATTGTTACGGAGGCACAGTCACTGCTTGTCTGGACTGGAAAGCAGTTTGAGAAGAAGTCATTGCCCGATGTGAAACTGGGTGACTTCGTACCTGTCACGGCGCGTCTGGCGGCACCCCCAAGCCTCACGACTGCAGTTCCTCTGAGCAACTACCTCCCTAAGAACGAGTTCTTATATGGAACTGACTTTGTACGCGCTACCGCTCTAATGAATAAGAGCATGGAGGGTCGTGCTCAAATCCCTCGCGGGTGGTGGGAGGAGAATAACGGTACAAGCTTCACTCTCCCCTATGACAGCAAGGCAAGGCTCCAGCGCTGCCTAACTCGCTCAAAGGTCGATAATATCACACATGGGTATGTCTACCCATTCACCACGAACAGGGAGCACACAGTTATCTCTGAGAACTTTGAGCTGAACAATGAGAATGGCATCTTCCTAGGCCTCTTCTTGGCTGAAGGGAATGTAGATATCAAGAGTGGATATGTTCAGATTACAAACAACGATGAGAAGATCCGCGAGTTTGTAGTCGAGTGGTTTGACGATCGCGGAATCTCGTCTCACGAGGATGTGAAGCTGAACCATATTGGCGGTGTTTCTTCTTCTGTTCGCGGCTTCTCAACTGTCCTCGCGCAGTTCCTCACACGATTTGTAGGCCACGGTGCTTCAAACAAGCACGTACCTGCAGAGGCTTTCACGGCCCCCGAGCCCTTCATCGTGGGCCTCCTCAATGGCTACTTCTCTGGCGACGGCTCGGTCAGTGACAGGAGTATTGATGCCAGCTCGGCATCCGCAGAGATGATTGACGGAATCAGCATGCTCTGTACTCGTCTTGGCATCTTTGGCAAAGTGTCCCATACTCAGGCAACATCAAATAACCTGGGTACAGAAGATATTAAGCCTGCACACAGACTGGCAATCCGTGCACAGTGGGCTGCTCGCTTTGTTGAGAAGATCTCGCTGATTGATACTGAGAAAAATCAGAAGCTCCGTATGCTTTCTGCATCTGAGTCGCATCGCAACTTTGCCTTGCAAAATGACGTAGTTCTCGATGAAATCACTGGAATCGAAGTTCTAGATGGGGCCGACTACCCTCATATGTACGACCTGACGGTTCCGAGCACATTCAACTTTGGCCTGGCAAATGGCCTCCACGTACGTGACACTGCAGACACGGGCTATATCCAGCGTCAGTTGGTGAAGGCCATGGAGGACCTTGTTACGCAGTATGACGGCACTGTCCGTGACTCTCGCATGAATATCATCCAGTTCCACTACGGTGAGGATGGTGTGAATGCCACCAAGATTGAGTCGACCAGCCTCGGGCTTGCCAAGCTGAGTGACACGGAGATTACGCGTGACTACGGAATGGAGGGCGCGGATCTCTCGGCTGTACTAGCGGAAGGGGCTGTGCGTGGCGAAGACACTGAGCTTCTCATGATGTTTGCAAACCAGATTCTTGCTGATCGCAAGATGTTGGTAGAGGGTGTCTACAAGTCAAAGCAGGATGTGGCACTCTTTGCGCCGGTTAATCTGGAGCGCATCGTGACGAACGTCAAGGTGTCGTTCCGCCTCGACCAGGCGGCTAAGACTGACCTTACACCGACGTATGTTCTGCAAGCGATTGACCGTCTTATTGAGAAGACCCAGCCGTATCACGGCCTGTGGTGCTCTCTTCTGCGGTTCTATTTGGCCCCGCACAAGATGATTATGAAGGAGCGTTTCAGCCGCAAGGCGTTCGATGCGCTCTGTGAGATGATTGTTATTAAGAACTGGCAGGGCTGGGCTCTGCCTGGAGAGCAGGTGGGCATCATCGCGGCACAGTCGATTGGTGAGCCGTCGACTCAGATGTCGTGCGCGTATGAAACGATTGTTGCAATAAGCCAACCAAGCGGCGAAAACTACTTTGGACCGGTGGGTACATTCATGGATGCTCTCTTAGAAAAGAATGCGGCTACCGTTGTTCCTAGCGGTGAGCAGTCATCGATTCTCGACCTATCTGGCTACAAGATTGCAAGTGTTAGCAAGGACGAAAAGGTGTCTTGGGCTCCGATCAGTCAGTTCAGTCGTCACCCTGCCAATGGTGGCCTCGTAAAGGTCGTCACGAAGTCCGGTCGTACCACAACCGCGACTCTCAGCCACTCATTCCTCAAGCGCTCTGCAAAGGGAATCGTTCCTGTCCTAGGCAGCGATCTGAAGCTGGGTATGCGCATTCCCATTGCAAGGAGCATTCCTGAGATTCCGAATGTTACATATAACGTGAAGCAAGGTACGACTGACTTTGACCTCACTGCCAAGTTTGGATGGCTCTGTGGTATCTATCTTGCAGACGGCTCATTCAATGGAAATATTGTAAGGATCAGCAAGATTAATCCGGTTGTAGAGACACTACTCAGCACTATTTCAACTGAGTATGGCTGGGTCTTCTCAACAAATGAATATCAGGGCGAGTTTGGTCCTTCAAAGGACAATAACATTTACAGCAAGGACCTCAAGGACTTTCTAGATAGCCATTTCAAGACAGGTTCATATGCAAAGGAGTTGTCTGGAGCAGTCTTCTCGTATCCTACTGATTTCAAGCGTGGTTTACTAGGTGGTTATTTCGACGGAGACGGCAATGTCAATGTTGCCAGGCAGCAGATTCGCGTTGGCAGCCGCAGTGAGAAGTTGATTCGCGATATCAACCGTCTGTTAGGATTTGTGGGCTTCTTTACAGTCCTTGGTCAAGAGACTTCAGTCCGCATCCCCGGCAAGACAATCTGGACACTAAATGTCTTGAAGAATGATGCGCGCAAGTTTAAGGAACAGATTGGCCTAAAGTTGCCCGAGAAGGCTGCTGCTCTTGAACAGATCATTGAGTATACAGAGCGTGATGACAAACATGACACGAAGGAAATGTATGATAAGATTCCTGAGGTTGGTGAGCTGATTGCTCAGACAGGGCGCCTTCTCAAGATGCCTGGACAGAGCCGTATGTATGGTCGCTGGCTCAAGAAGGAATCGGTTGGCCGCACGACACTCCATAACTATATCAGCGATTTCAATGAGATGTTTGCACTCACGAAGAACATGCTCAGCGCGGACACCTATGATACAGTAAGGGCGAATCTGGCCGTACTTGACTCAGCCGCTAAGTCGGATGTTGTCTGGGATGAGATTACGGATCTCATTTACATGGATGACCCAAAGACATTTGTCTATGACTTCACGGTTCCGGGAAATGAATCATTCATGGTTGATGACTGCATCATGGTGCACAACACGCTCAACACCTTCCACTTGGCAGGTGTAGCGGCAAAGTCGAACGTGACCCGAGGTGTTCCCCGTCTGAAGGAGCTGCTGAAGGTCACGCAGAATCCGAAGGCGGTGTCGCTCAGCATCACGCTGAAGCCCGAGTTCCGCGACTCGAAGGAGAAAGCCCGCGAGGTTGCACAGGACCTTGAGCTGACTCTGCTAAAGGATGTCACGATTCGCACGGCAATCTACTTCGACCCACGCGATGCAGAAACGGTTATTCCGGAGGACAGGGAGTTGATTGAGTTCTTTCATCTCTTTGAAGCGGAGACTGACCCGTTTACCGCGCCGCGCCAGCGTTTTGGACAGACGGAGGAGGGTGAAGAGGAGACTGTTACGGATGCTCAGTACTGGAGTCTGTGGCTGCTCCGACTGGAGTTCGACAGGGAGCGCCTGTTTCAGAAGAATATCAGTATGGATGACATCGCCTTTGTGCTAAAGCAGCGCTTCGGTGCTCATATCAAGCTGACATACTCAGACTACAACAGTCAGAAGCTGATTATGCGCATGCGTCTGCCGTTGGAGATGAAGCATGGCCTGGATGACCTCGTAAATCTGAAGAAGTTCCAGAATCGTCTGCTGAACGGTATTGTGATTCGTGGTGTGCCTGGTATCAAGGGTGTCAGCTTCCGTCAGGATAAGGATAGCATGGAGTTCTCAGAGACGGACAAGGTTTACAAGCAGGTGACGCAGTACATGCTCGACACGGATGGTACCAACTATCTGGCGGTCATGAATCACCCGTATGTGGATGGCTGCAAGCTCACGAGCAGCCACGTACACGATATTCTTCCTGTGTTAGGCATTGAGGCCACGCGCACCACGCTCATGCATGAGATTACGACGCTGTTTGAGGAGGCAGGTGTAAACCCGCGGCACCTTGGCGTCCTATGCGATGTGATGACACGCCAGGGCCGCCTAATGTCTGTGGACCGTTATGGCATCAACAAGAATGACATTGGCCCGCTAGCCAAGGCCAGTTTCGAGGAGACTGAGAAGATTCTGCTACGTGCGGCGCTATTCGGTGAAATGGATCCGGTGACGGGCGTGTCGGCAAACATCATGACGGGCCAGCCTATTCGTGGTGGAACGGGCTTCTTCCATGTCCTACTCGACGAATCGGCCTTCATGCGTTTGCAGGAGGGTCTGCCGCCGGTTGAGGATGAAGATGAGGAGGAAGATGATGATGGTCCCACGCAAGACCAAGTTGACAGAGAGCTCTATGAGGACGAGAAGGATGTCTGCTCAACGACCCGCCTACGGATGAACATGGCGATGCCGAGGGCGGCGACGCTGATTGAGGAGCCCGATATTGAGATTATGATTATGAAAGAAAAGGAGGATGTAGAGTAAGAAATAGATCACTAACGACGTTAAGAACAGTCTCCCGCACGACCAATAATAGCACATACAAGACGTGCACCGGCATGGCCTGTTTTTAATGAATCATCGAACCCGCCTTTTCCGTAATCGTCTTCATCCGCGTGTACGATGACTGAGCGCCCTATCAAATCATCAACTGTGACATCCCGAAGCGTGTATGTATACTTGCGAATCGTATTATCTTCCTGTGGAAGCGATACATTTCCCAAATCGCCGGTGTGCCGTTCGCCTTTCATGGAGGGAGGGCCGCCGTGGTTCTGTTTCTCTCCTTTATGGTAATGATCGCAGGCGGCCTTACAGCCCTCGCCGCGCAAGTCACCTGTACGATGAATATGAAATCCGTGCTCGCCAGGGGGCAGCTGAGTAAAGAATGCCTCGATATGGAGCCCATTTTTCCGATCCGTAAAGAGCACTTCGCCTTTGACTGAGCGTGTTTTGAATACAGCGACTGCTGAGGCTTCGGGCATCTATTTATTCTCCTTTAAAAAGAGGATGGAAGGAGCCGCGGGTACAATTAAACGAATCAATAGACAAGGGTGGGTCAGTAAAACAATGAAGCGGAAAGTAAAGGCTTCGCTACCGGTTGACCGGCAGGTGGAGATACAGCAGTGGTCGCACACCTTTTTGGCCCCGTTCAAGATTCTCTTTACACCGAATGC